ACAAGCGAGGAAGTAACGAGACTTCCATGCATAGCAGAGAAAAGAGATCCACCGAATACCCCAGCAACACCGAGCATGTGGAACGGATGCATAAGGATATTATGCTCAGCCTGGAAGACCAGCATGAAATTGAATGTGCCAGAAATACCAAGAGGCATACCGTCACTAAAAGAACCTTGTCCAAAAGGATAAACAAGGAAGACTGCCGATGCGGCAGCGACGGGAGCGGAGTAAGCAACACAGATCCAAGGGCGCATGCCGAGGCGGTAGGACAGTTCCCACTCACGACCCATATAGCAGAAGATGCCAATGAGGAAGTGGAAGACAACGAGCTGGTAAGGACCACCGTTGTAGAGCCACTCGTCAAGCGAAGCGGCTTCCCAAATGGGATAGAAGTGCAGACCGATTGCGTTGCTAGAAGGAACAACAGCACCAGAGATGATGTTGTTACCATAGATCAGTGAACCAGCAACGGGTTCACGGATGCCGTCGATATCGACGGGAGGTGCTGCCACGAAGGCAACGATGAAGCAGGTAACTGCTGCAAGGAGTGTGGGGATCATCAACACACCAAACCAACCAACATAGAGGCGGTTATTTGTGCTGGTGGTCCACTCACAGAAAGATTCCCAACCTGATTGGCGGGAGCGTGAGATAGTAGCGGACATTGAAAAAGGGTTATGTATTAGTGCGGGGAACACCGGTAAATTATTCCTCACCTACCCTCCAGGTGAGGTATGAGAGACTGTTGTTTAGTGTCGCTGTTTAGTCTCGGTGAGGCGACAGAAAGTGTGGAAATCCACACCGTGATTTATTTATCGTAACATAAATTCTCATCTTTGTAAAGGCAAAGTAGGAGCAATCACATTACGTTCGACAAACTCCGAGTGATCATGCTTTGCAAACACAAAGGGGTGCAACCCAGTGATCTCTCTAAGTTCTTCAAGGATAGCACGTCGCTCTCTCCACTGAGTCTGATGACCTGCTTGTGGATGACGTTTGCGACGATACTTCTTTCCCTGTTGCCCAAAAAGTATACCACAACTGCCTGGTCGATGCAAATACTTCCCCCTCTGGTCTCTCCATACCTCATGCCACCCGTCCTCGATGAAAGTCATCTGCTTATTGGTGAACTGCTTGGCAGCATCAAAGGAAATCTGATCTCGGTTGGGTCCAATCTGTGCATACTTCCACCACAGATCACCAAACTCTTCATAGTTTTCTAGGCGACGCCAGATAGATCCCAGCACAGGACTGCTGTACTTCTTGAAGTCATAGTTCATCCACTTCAGGACTCGGGTAATCTCTAGTTGCTGTTCCTTAGTATTCATGGAGGACATAAAACCCTCCAGGATCTCGTCATAGTATGAGTAACGATTCACATGACGGATGACTGTGAAAGAACTCTCCTCGAAGTATCTCTTACAGTTCTCCACATATTGTTTGTTCATGATGTAGCAACCATCAATCCAAACAACCTCCTCACCCTCATCAAATACCTTATGGGGGTTGATCTTGACGTAGGAAGAACGGATACGAGGACAGGGATGATCACATGGGATCTCTCGGAACTCCCATGGTCCTTTCCTTTCAACAGTATCATCAGCAAACATCACATACTTGACATCCGGATCGTAGTAATTCTCGTCCGGGATCTCATCGTATCCGTTGGTGATGCAAGAGTAGATAATCATCGGTTCAATACGTTTGCATCAATCATTGACTGGAAGTTGTGCTTGTAGTACAACCTTGGAATCAAACGAGTGCACCTACGGATCTCCTTCAGCATCTCATCCTCACGCTTGTACTGCTCCAGGTCTCCTGCCTGTGGGTGCTTACCCAGACGGTTCTTCTTACCTGTACGGTGGTCGAAATCAATACCAACCTCAGGCCAGTGGTTCTGTGCTGGATGTTTGATTGTATTCCATTGCAGGTGAGTCAACTGACGTGCGGTGTCAAAGGAAATCTGGTCACGGTTAGGACCAATCAAAGAATACTTCCACCACATGTCACCAAACTTACTGATCTCAGGAGTAATACGTCTCCAAATTGATGCTAGTACAGGACTGCAATAGTCTTTGAAGTTATAGTTTGCTTCCTTCAATACCTCCATGATCTCCACCATCTGTTCCTTGGTGTTGAATGAGGACACGTAACCTTCCATCACTTCCTCAACAAAATTGAAGCGACAAGGATGAATCATATGAGTCTGGTTGCTACGACTCAGGATACTTTTAGATGTGTCTACAAACTCTTTGGTGATTACATAGCACCCATCAATCCATACCACTGCCTCACCCATGTCAAAGTAAAGGTGGGGACATATTTTGGGGTGAGCAGACAGTCTCCGAGGACACTCATGCTCTACCTTGATTGGGTACTCTTCCCATTGCTCCGGTACATCAACAGTACCATCTGTAAAAGCAATATACCTAACAGTAGGGTCATAGTAGTGCTCGTCAGCAAACTTGTCATATCCGTTTGTGACACAGGTGTAGATAATCATGATGAATTTTGTGGGAAAAAGAAAGGATCGTCGAAGTGTGATCTAATTGTTCGTGGAGGTCTTCGTATAACACCAGTGTCTCGGTTTGTATACCAGAGAAGACTGTGGAAGGGATTCATAATTTCAATCCCCCTATACTTATAGTCGAAGTCATCAGACATATCACCGAACAACCAGCGTAGAGGTTGACCTTCCTCTCTCTGAACTGCACAGCGATAGTTTCTAGAGTTCTTTTCCAGTCCTGTAAGTTCGCATAATATATCAACTGCCCATTCAGGATTGGAATGGAACCTAGCACCATACCTACCACCCTTGTTCAACCACCAGGAACCACCCTCAGATGCATCCGACCATACATTGATCAGGTCACGGGCGGGGATGGTCTCGTAGGCGATCCTAGACTGCTCTAGTGACACTGCAAAGGAGAGTTGATCTCTTTTACCACCCTTAGAATACCACTGCCACCAAAGTTCATCAAACTTTTCTTTACCTCTTCTCCAAATAACTGTACAGAGAGGTGATGAATAATCTTTGAAGTTGAATCCTACCTCTTTAGCAGCAACTGTGAAGTCATAGATCTGTTCAAAGGGAACCAGTCCACGGCACACATACTCAGCACATTCCTCAAGGTACCTGTGCTTATGAGGATGTTCCATGACAACAAACTTATCCATCGATAAGATGTACTCACTAACCTCAAAGAATTTTTCATTCAAGGTGTGGAGTTTGGATGCATCAATATAAACATTGGGTTCGTCAAAAGGACATTGCATTTTGACAAGACGTGACATCCTGACTGGGCAAGAAGAGAACCCAGGAATGTATCTCAACTCCCACCCCTCCTGCTGATTTACACTGCCATCATGGAAACAGATGAACTTTCTACCAGTAGTATTGGGTGGTAACTGAAAGTATCCGTTAGTGATAGCAGTGTAGAGGATCATATAATATCGTAGTGTTTCATGTAGAACTCATGAAACTTGTACTTGATATACAGGAGTGGTTTTAGTTTAGTAATGCGTTCTAGATCTTTGATGAACTGATCCACATAGGTGTATTGTTTTTTGTCACCATGTTGAGGATGCTTTTTGATCCTTCCGACCTTATGTTGGAACCCCATCTTGATTCCAGAGTCAGATCTATTCTCATAGAACAGTGGTTTGAGACCTGTCATATGCATGGCAGCATCAAATGGGATGCTATCTCTATTGATCCCCTGTTGACTCCAATTATACCACTCTTTATTGAATTTTACCGTGTCATCATACAGATATCTCCACACTATAGAGCACTGAGGACTAGAGTAATTGCTGAACTTATAGTTTGTATTAGACAGTGCCTCAGTCAACTTGATAGCACCATCGTAGGGGAAGAATGCACATGTAAATCCTTCCAGCAACTCATCATAGTATGAGAACTTACTAATGTTCCTGAGTGTAGTGAAGGGGAAGGAGTACAAACTCTTCTCCACAAACTCTCTGGTATGTACAAAGCAACCATCCACCCACACAGTATAGGTTCCCAAGGGGAAGAACTCATGTGGATTACACTTAGGATAAAATGCTAGATCACGTGGGTCATCGATAGGTAAATCTAATTTGATGTACTCCCACGGTCCTTTGGTGGTGTCAATGGTACCATCATGGAAACAAACATACCTGATGTTAGGATCATAATAATTCTTCTCAGGTATCTCATCATGACCGTTGGTAATAGCAGTGTAGATAACCACGTACTCCTTAGGAACACGTACACCCTGCTGGTATGGATATGAATTGAATGACAATCCTAAGTCACCACCAATACCATAATACTTCATGTAAAACTCATGAAGTTTATACCTAACATCTAATTTGGCATTCAGTCCTGTGACCTGATCACAATCCTTGAGGAACTGGTCTACCTTTTTGTATTGTTCTTTATCACCCAGTTGCTCATGCTTCTTCAGTCGATTCTTTTTATTGTTGAATCCAAATTCAATTCCACAATCATCTCTGTCGTCATAAAATCTAGGTGTCAATCCAGTGGATTGTATGGCAGCATCAAATGGAATGGTGTCCCTGTTTATCTGAGTTCCTTCCTCGTACCACCTCTTATTGAACTCGATAATCTCTGGTGTCATCTGTCTCCAGATAGCACTGCACTGAGGACTAGAATACTTTGTGAAATCGTAACCCCTATTCTTCAATGCTTGGAGGTAATTGATTGCATTACTATAGGAGTAGAAAGCACATGTAAATCCTTCCAGCAACTCATCATAGAACGTGAAGTCACCTCCATGATGTAGTGCAGAGAATGGAAAACATGACAGGGAGTTGTCAATAAAATCCTTGGTGTGATTGAATGAACCATCAATCCATACTGTATAAGAATCAGGTGGAAAAAACTCATGGGGATTTGCTTTGACATAGAATGCCAACTCCCTTGGGTTATCAATACCCAGGTGGGACACGTCAACATAATTCCACCGACCCCTAGTCTTACTGTCTAGGCATCCATCAGGGACCTCAATAGAACCATCATGAAATAAGAAGTAACGTGCATCCGAATCGAAATATTCGTGCTGTGGACAATCATATTCATTGGTGATGCATGTATACACATACAAATCACTAGGAGATATGGGATCACCAAACTCATGAGGTAGAGTAGGTGTTGCTGCTTTCAGTTTTGCTGAGGATATATCTTTATCCCACAGTACAGTCAGTCTCTCCTGAAAATCTAATACTTCTTTGTTAGATGGTTTATTGATCTCATAAGACTCATCATATGTTTTAGTTCTATTAGTGTTATCAAGACTCACCTGCATAGGTACACGACCTGTGACTAGACCAGTCTCATGACTTGCTACCTCACTAGAGATCTGATCTCTGTTGACACCTCTTTCATACCATGATGCCCACGCATCATTCCACTTCCTAGTCTCATTGAGGTTATGCCTCCAGATGACACAGTTGATGGACTGCTTATAATTCTTTTTTGGGTATGGATTTCTGCCATACAGCATTGCCTCTGACATGCGGAGTATCTCATCTGCACTGGAAAATCCATCAGCATATAATTTGTTGAACTCCTCTAACAAACTCCTTGGTTCAGGATGATCTTGAAGTACAACACAAGCACCAGTCTCTTGTACTTTTTTACTATAATCTACCAACTCTTTGGTGATATTATATGAGGCGTCTACCCATACGGTAAAGTCTATCGCTCTAGTGAAATATAAATTAGGTCTGTGCTTGAGGAGATATGATTTCCTGACAGGGCAGTCAGGAAGTTGTTCCTCCATATCAATATCTTCTAAATGCACATACTCCCACGGTCCCTTGGTTGTAGGGATGCTTCCATCATGGAACAGAACATACCTACAACCATCCTCAACATATGCGTCAGGAACTGAGTCGTATCCGTTGGTGATGCACGTATAGAAAATCAATTTAGTTTATCAATAGGTTGTGTCTTGCCGATTGCTTCACTGACGGTACGGTTAGTCACGTTACCTGGTTCTCTCAGGAACCATCCAGTAGCAATGTACTTAGATTTATCACCCGTAAGGAATGCACCTCTGTGCATGTGGGTGTAAGTAGCAGGCCAGAGAACAATGGTTCCCTTCTTGGGATGGAAAGTCTTTTCCTGATGATAGAAGTCAGTGCCGCCACCATTCTCAGCAGGGATGTCATTCAAATAGATCATCCACGTCAGCACACGGTCACGGTACAGGAAGTTACCATTCTCACAATGCCATACATGGTATCCACCGCCAGGATCTGTGCGTTGGAGTTTACATGTCCATGAAGAGATGGGATCACATGAGTCAACCAAACCTTTATACTTCTGCACATACATCTCAAACGCCTGACCAATTGCTTGGTTGACCTGAGC